TTGGCCACCTTGGGCGTCCAGAGTGCGCGGTTAGGGTTATTGGTAAGGTTGTCGTCCCAACCGCTGACAGGAGGCCAGTTGGCCAACTGCTTGTCTAGGTTAGGCGTACCGGCGGTCATGTTCACCCCTAGGAAATTAGGGTGATGTTCGATGGCCTCGGAACTCGTCGCCCCGGTCATCACGACCTGAGTGTCGGTCTTGGTGCCGCTATTCTTGGCAGGATCGATGCCGCAGAAGTCGGCGGTGATTGTCAGGACATTGTTCTTGTCCGTAGTCATGTTGGCCTTCCATACGCCCATGTTGGCGTAGGCTGACTCGACTCCGATAATCAGGGTGCTGAGTTTCGTTCCAAGGGCGAACTTCGTCGGAAAGTCACCGCGCCGATCGATGTTCCACTTGAACTTGACCTGAGCCTGCAGCAGCCCAAAACAATCGGACTCGACCTGCCATCCTGATTGCGGGATGGGTTCAACCAGAGGGTTTCCAAAATCAATCGTCGTATCAGAGGCCATTTTTATTTTGTAAGTACGTCCGGGGGACGAGTAGGTTGAGGGGAAGGCTGTCCGATTGGCTTGGTGTTATCGGCTGTTTCCTTGGTGTTCTTTTCAATCTGAGTAAGCGGAGAAAACGCCATAGTACCGAAGATATCGCCGCCGCCCATAGATTGGAGTTGTGAAGCTCCAGATGCTTCGGAAAGACCAAATGGGGTGAGTTTCTTTCCTTTTCCTTTAAGTTGTTTCTCAAGTTCTTTACGCGCCGTTTCTTGTTCGTCTTCGTTGTAAGAAGTCTTCAAAGCGAACTTAACGATTTCTTCGTTAGTCATGTATTGAGGGGCGTTCTTGATCACACGTTTGGCCTTGTCTTCGGATGACTCAAAGGGATTCCAAAACCCACCACTATTCATGTTGTTTATACGAGAAATCGCATTTTCGGTAACCTCAACAACCGAACCAATAAGATTGATGAATCCATTCTTGAAGGTTCGACCCCAATTATCCATGTCTTGACCAAGACGACCGAAAGCACCTGTAGCGGTTTCGTTAGCCTTTAAATAAGTGTTTGCTGAGTCATCAATGGCCTTTGAGCCGGCCTTGATGATGGGAAGAAATTCTTTGAAAGAATCTCCGAACAACTTCGTGCCGTAATAAAGCAAAGTGGCTTCATCCGTTCCGGCGGCATACGAATCGGCCAACATTTTCATGGCCCTGTTTGCGTTAAATGTTCCGTTGGAAATCTCATCTAGGCCGACCCCCATCTTGGCCAAGATGTTGGTTGCCTCTCCGCCCTTGATACGGGCTTCGCCCATGCGGCGCGTAAACTCGACGACAGATCGTGACATGGTCTCGATTCCCACGCCAAAAGCCTGGCCAATAGCTTCCAGTTGTCGGATTTGGTCAATGCCGAGTCCGGTCGTAAGTGAGATTCGACGGATTTGCTGGGCATAGTCAGCCAGTTCCTTGACTTTGGCCATCACCGAACTAATAATGCCACCGAAGGCATCAAGGAAACCTCCGATAAGACCACCGATAGGGCCACCAAGAAGCGTACCGATGCCCTGCGCGGAACTGAGCTGATTGGCAGCACCTTGGAACGGGTTTTGATTAGCACCGCCGCCCTGACCTGCCATCTTACCGATAGACTTGCCGGCTCCGGCAAGACCTGCTTCCAGTTCCTTCTGGTCTAGTCCGATTGTTACAGATAGGTCAGCCATGTTCGTCAGTTATGATTATGGGCCTTCTTGTAAGCCTCAATTCGTTCGTTGAACTTCTCAAGTTCTTTCTCCTCGTCTGTGGATAACACATCGAGCTTTGCGCCATTGTAGATTGCATTGGCAACCGACATCCAAACGGCCTCACCTTCGGGCATCGTCCAGGCTTCTTCTAGGCTGACGCCGTTTCGGCAAAGGCTGGCCACGCAGGCCAACGTATATGGAATTGGTTCGTATTTATTGTTCTGATTATTTTCTTTATTCCAGAACTTAGGGTAAGACAAAGACGCCTGGATGCAGCCGATGATAGTCCCGACGCAGCGCGAGAAATACTTATGGCTCATCGCCATGCGGGTGAGGTACAGTTTTTCAATCAAGGACAATGGTCGGGCCATGTCCTCTTTGTCGTAAGTCGAAAGGATTCGCGCAGCCATTACGACCTGCACCGGGTCGAACTTCTTGTTCGCAGGATCAATGAACGGCGAACCGATGGCTTCAAGGGCCACTCGGTGACGTAGGCAGAAAGGACGAAGCGTCCTGCCGCACACCTTATCTTGGCGGGGCAGGACGGTCGTGGCCTGTAGGTATCGAGCATCCATCGGATGCTCGCCTATTAGGCGATCTGCTGGTACTTGACGCCCTTGACGGAAACCTTGCGGAAATCCTTGTTAGTACCCTTATCATCGATGTTCTTCAGGATATACTGACGACCGCCGTAGGTGAATTGGTCGCCGTTATCAGGAATGGCATCAGTAGCGAGAAGGACTCCGTCGATGGTGATTTCGTAATAGCGATCATCCAAGCGGTCCGTGATGATACGTCCGTTTTCATCCGAGACTTCGACGTCCAACTTGAAGGTATCGCTGATAGAGTCGGACTGGACCGTCATGTAGGTCGAAGTGCCACGAAGCCCGTAGAAGTGGGCCACGCCGTAATCAATCTGGGTATCAGCCATAGTCGTATGGGTTTAGCCAAGTGTCAAGGAGCGGTCGGCATGACCCCCCAGACGGTATATTCGATGACATTGCCGTACCGACGCTGGCTCATGCCTTCCTCGTCGTTGTTGATCCAAAGGTCGTAGAGCTGCCCGTCCGTGGTCGGATTCCAAAGGGCTTGGAGGGCCAGCACATCGCGCATGGCACCGATGACCTCGACTACCCTAGCCCGGTGGACCTCAAGGGTCTCGTCGTCGGCGGAAGAGTAGATGTATAGTTTCAGGGTAGCCGTGTAATTGCCGAGGGTGTTGGACCCAAGGTCATTAACCGACTGGCTGGACTCGGCATGGGCGATGATGATGGGAATGACCCGAATATCGTCGGTCACGCCCTTATGCACGGTGACGCCTGGGAACAGCGGGGTAAGGTATGCGGCCACCTTGTTCTCAAGGACGGTGCGGAAACTGAAGAAGGTAGGGGTTGGCATTAGGGTGTATTGGTAAGTGATAGATCGAAGCCGCCTTGAAGCCGGCGGACTACATCGACAAGTTTGCCGTGGTTGCGCGGGGCTTGGAGATGCTTCAGCATGGCCACACGCATGGCGAAGGCCCGGTGGTTCATGGCCATCCGCATGAAGTGATAGCCTTGGCTATGGTTGCGGCCTACGGTTGATCCGAGTTTAATGGTCGGGTCTGCACCGATAAGTTTAGGCACGAAAACAGATGTGCTTGCACCCTGATTGGCAATCCAGGCGGAGGTGGGCATCTTGCCGAGTTTCAGGCCGGCGTAGTACCAGCCGGACTTCAGCTTGCCGACGCGCTGCTGGACTTTCTTGATGTAACGGTCGACGGGCTTCCAATCATCCACATACACCTTTTCGGTCTTGGATGTTTCATATACCCTGTAAGATTTTTTGCCGCGCCTATTTTCGTGAATGGTCTTGATTGCCCCCTCGGTCGTACCCATGAGGAAACGGGTACGGGGGGTGCCGTGTTTGGCTTCGACTTGCTTGAAATAATCAAATTCCCCTTGGCCAATGATGCGTCCAGATTGTACCATCTTGAAGACATATTGCGGATCGTGGGGAGGGGGAAGTTTGGCTTTAGCCCCAATCCAAGCGGAGAAGACACCAAGATTGCCGGCAGCAGCAACCCCCGTGGCGGGGGCTTGAGCTAGTGGCGCGAAAATCTTGCGGACATCACGGCTTACGGCGGCTTGTCCTTTCTTTTTTGCCTTATTGCCATAGCCGCCCTCGCCGCCTTTGCTGATTGCTGGTTCAGCACCTGAAAACGGCGGGGTGAAGTCGCACATATCCTTGGCAAATCGATGTGCCTGTTGCTTCACGACTCCGGCGATGCTCATACGCATCACCTGCATATACAACGCCAGATGCTTGGCGAACTCGGTGTAGTCGACCTTGACGCCCTTGCGGACTGTGACCACTAAGGCCATTACTGGACCTTGGTCTGGACTTTTACGATGACCCAGGCGGAGGGGGTGCGGTCCGTCACGGTCATAATGCGGAACTCCTGCCCCCCGTAGGCCACCACATTCCCGAAGGCGATCAGCCCCGGATTGGCAGCGGCGTCCGTCCGCAGGAACTTCATGTCGAAAGAGGTATGGTTCAGGAAACCACCCGTTTCCAAGTCCTGCATGATGGCCGGCTGCGTCATCAGGGCGTTTAAGGCCACTGGCGAGCCGCCTGGGACGTTTTTAACGGTCACGGCCTTAGGGATCTCGGAAAGGATTTCCGAGGCGTCTAAAGCCCATTCGTCCGTGATTCCCGACATGGGTTTAGCCCATTGTCAAAATAAGAAACCCACCCCCCGTGGCGCGGGGAGTGGGCTTCGCATTGTC